TACATCAAAAGAAAGAAAATACTCCTGACGGAGTATCAAAGAAAGACAAGCTTTCTTCGCCCTCTCCCTCTGAAAAGATTGATTACAGCGGATTGATGGAATACTATAATACCACATTCAAAGACAGACTCCAGCAGATAAGATCAATGACTGATGTGAGAAAAAAGGCTGTAAAAGCCCGGATAGCCCAATATGGGAAAGAGTCAGTGAGGAGTGTTTTCAATCTCATTCTTCAATCCCCGTTCTTACTTGGAGCTAATGACCGCAATTGGAAATGCGACTTTGATTGGATTTTCAAACAAGCAAACTTTACTAAAATATTGGAAGGAAACTATAATGGGACAAGACTTAGTAAAAATCAACAGGATAGCGAGCAGCGAAAACGTGATTCAGTTCTTGCAGTCGCTACAACCGTTAGAGAAGCTGCTGCAAAAAAGAGAAAGGAACTTGAAGCAGAGGGCGTTATTGAATAAATATCCCGATCCTGCACAATTCATTCTTGATTACAACCCTGATTTGCAGTTCAAACTTGTCAGATGTAATGCAACCCATTCAGAACTGGCGTTGAATGACAGCATTCCGAGTTTAGGGCTATTGTCTTCTACTTATGGGGATGAAACACCGATAGAATGGCTAAAGATACAATTTGGCTCATTGAATGACTTTGCAGAAGTTTCAACCAAGATAGCGAAAGAGCAACTTTCTGAACTATCGGAGATATTCCTTTCGGAGTATTATTATATAAATGCCGCTGAAATCTGTTTTTTCATAGCACGGTTTAAGTCAGGGAAGTATGGGCGGTTCTACGGTTCAATAGATCCATTGAAAATAACAAGTGCGATGCTGGACTACGTTTCTGAACGTCGGAAAGATATTGAACGGAAAGAGCGTGAACGATGCAGAAACCAACGTGAAAAAGAGATAGAGGAGCGTGGAGATAACAGAATCTCTTATGCTGAGTACATTGAAATCAAGCACCGTGCTGATGCAGGAGATGAGGAAGCTAGAAAAATGCTGATATCACCATGAGAATAACCGTTTACTAGGTAACAAGAAATCCGGATGTTATCGTAAGAATCCGGAAAAAGTTCAATATCCCAAGTTATACTTCCGTGAACTACGAAACAGAATGTGAAATCAAGAATGAAGACTTTCCACTGTTAGAATAAACAGAACGAAGGGGATTCATTCGAATTAGAAATAAGAATACACGATTATGCAAGGAACAGACAAACTGAATACGATAACCAACATCGTATTTGTCCTCACGGACGTTTTAGAAACCAACCTTCTAGAAATGCAGCAGCAATATAAGAAAGAAGGCTTTGAATTGCGGCACGATTCAAAAAGAAACTTCAACACAGCCATAGCCGCGATAAAGAGATTGAAAAGTGATGTGAATCATTGCAGCGAATCCACTCAGGAAAACTTCGGCAATGATTCTGACATGGTGAACGCCATGTTGCTCACACTGATTGACAGATGCGGTGATGATGACAACCTTGCTTATAAGATGTACGAATACATTAAATCTTTCCCGTCCAAACTGAATCTAGACTTGGATTTGGATAATGCGTTCAGCCACCTGTTTAAAAAGGAGAAGTTATGAAATCGCAGAAAGACATCTTAAAATCCATTGAAGGTCTGTCCGATATAGAACTATTTGTTATTGATCTCTTTTGTGGCGCTGGTGGCTTATCCGAAGGTGTGGAAGCAGCACGATTGGATGGAAATAAATGTGCAAAAGTTGTTTGTTGTGTGAATCATGACAAGAATGCCATTCTTTCACATGATGCCAATATCCCTGATGCACTTCACTTTATTGAGGATATCCGTACACTGGAACTTTCCCCGATAAGCACTATTGTAGAACGTATCCGTCAGTTATACCCTGATGCCATGATAATGCTTCATGCCTCTTTGGAGTGTACTAACTTCTCGAAAGCCAAAGGCGGTCAGCCGAGAGATGCCGACAGCCGAACGTTGGCAGAACATCTCTTCCGTTATATTGATGTTATAGACCCTGACTACATTCAAATTGAAAATGTAGAAGAGTTTATGTCATGGGGAGATATGGATGAGAATGGGAAACCTATCAGCATGGACAAAGGCCGGCTTTATCAAAAGTGGGTGCGCAATGTCAAGAAGTACGGTTACAACTTTGAGCACCGCATCTTAAATGCTGCCGACTTCGGTGCCTACACCACAAGAAAACGCTTCTTCGGCATCTTTGCTAAAAAGAACTTGCCGATAGTATTCCCAGAACCGACCCATTGTAAAGGTGGTAGGCAAGATATGTTCTCGCGGCTGGAGAAGTGGAAGCCGGTAAAGGATGTGCTTGATTTCTCTGATGAAGGAACTACCATCTTCAGGGAAAAGCCTCTTGCAGAGAAAACGCTTGAACGTATCTATGCCGGACTTATCAAGTTTGTAGCCGGAGGAAAGGATGCCTTCCTCGTAAAGTATAATTCTATGAGCCGTACAGGGAAATATAACGCTCTTGGGATTGACGAACCATGTCCGGTGGTAGCCACGCAAGGCAGACTTGGAGTAGCGCAAGTTTGTTTCCTCTCTAAGCAGTTTAGCGGACACCCCGACAGCAAGAACGTATCAGTGGAAGAACCGGCTGGAGCAATCACTTGTAAAGACCACCACGTTTTTGTATCGGCTTACTATGGGAACGGGCATAATCATTCGGTGGAACTTCCTGTACCTACGGTCACAACGAAGGGCAGGATGGCTTTAATTGAAAGCCGATTTATGTGTTCTTATAACTTTAAGGATACAGGAAAGGATATTAATCAGCCTTGTCCTACACTTCTGACGAAAGACAGACTTTCCCTTGTATCTCCATTTTTTATGAATCAATATTCTGGAGGTGGTCAGGTGTCTGATATAAACTCACCATGCCCCGCTGTTACCACAACACCGAAACAAAACTTAGTAATATGCTATCCGTGGATAATGAATACTGCATTCTCAAATGTAGGTAGTAGTATAGAGGAACCCTCCCAGACCATTACCGCAAACAGGAAATGGCACTATCTGATGAATCCACAGTTCAACAGTGCTGGCGGCTCTGTTGATAGCCCTTGCTTCACATTGATAGCCCGCATGGATAAGATGCCGCCCTATCTAGTAGCAACGGAAAGTGGACGGCTAGCGATTGAAATCTACGACAATGATAGTCCTATGATCGTGAAGATAAAGGAGTTCATGGCACTGTATGGCATAGTGGATATTAAAATGCGGATGCTTCGCATTCCGGAACTCAAAAAGATTATGGGATTCCCTGAAGATTATGTTTTAATAGGCACACAAGCTGACCAAAAGAAATTTATCGGGAATGCGGTGGAGGTTACACAAGCGAGAAAAAATACTGAAGCACTTTGTAAAGTATTGAAAAAGTTGAGATTGAAGAAATCAAAAGAAACAATATGATGAAAGAATATATAGAATTTCTGAAAGACAAGATGGCCATCAGCCATCAGACCGGATTTGAAGTCAATCCGGATGAATTAACCCCGTCGTTATATCCCCATGTCAAGGATACAGTTCGTTGGGCAATATCCGGTGGATGCCGTGCGATATTCTCCAGCTTCGGTATGCAGAAAACCGTAACTCAGTTGGAGATACTGCGGGTAATCCTGAACCGCACAGGAGGCAAAGGGTTGATAGTTTGCCCCAAGCGTGTAGTAGTGGAGTTCCTGGCACAGGCTGAACAACATCTGGGCATGAAAGTGACCTATGTACGTACTATGCAGGAGATGAAGCAATGTCCGACCAATATCATGGTGACAAACTATGAACGTGTCCGTGACGGCGAGGACGGAGTAAGAATAGAACCTTCCTACTTTACCGTTACCTCATTGGATGAAGCGAGCGTGTTACGTGGATTCGGAACCAAGACCTATCAGGAGTTTCTTCCTCTGTTTGCAGAAGTTCCGTACAGGTTTGTCGCAACAGCCACACCGTCACCCAACAGATACAAGGAGCTGATACACTATGCCGGCTACCTTGGAGTGATGGATACCGGGCAGGCACTTACAAGGTTCTTCCAGCGTGACAGCACGAAAGCGAACAATCTTACCCTCTATCCCCACAAGGAGAAGGAATTCTGGTTATGGGTAAGTACATGGGCGTTATTCCTCACCAAACCGTCCGATTTAGGTTATCCCGATACAGGATATGAGTTACCAGAGTTACGGGTACATGAAGAAGTTGTGAGTGTGGATAATTCCACTGCCGGAGCCGACCGTGACGGACAAGTGAAAATGTTTCGTGAGGCTGCTCTCGGACTTGCCGACGCAGCGAAAGAACGTCGGGACAACATGCAGGAAAAGATTGTCCGTGTGGTGGAAATCATTAACCGTCCTGAAAACAAAGATGACCATTTCCTTTTATGGCATGACCTGGAGAATGAACGGAAGGCTTTGTGTGATGCCATACCCGGATGTAAGGCTGTGTATGGCTCGCAGGATGATGAGGAAGCCGACGAAGTGATAGCGGACTTTAAGGACGGCCGTCTGAAATATCTGGCTGCCAAACCGGAGATGCTTGGTGAAGGTTTGAACTTCCAGTACCACTGTCATAAGGCAATCATGTTCATCGACTACCGTTTTAACGACAAGTTCCAGGCGATAGCCCGTATCTACCGTTTCATGCAGCAGCATCCCGTAGACCTTTACTTGGTGTATGCCGAAAGCGAAGGTGAAATATTCAAATCATTCATGCAGAAGTGGGCGCAACACCGCCAGATGGTAGCCAATATGACCGATATAGTCCGCGAGAACGGTTTGTTTGGTTTGCAGGCAGAGGAAAAGATGATGCGCTGGATGTTCGCCAGTCGGGAAGAGAAGTCCGGTAAACTTTGGAGGGCCATAAATAACGACAATGTTCTTGAATGTCAGACTATGGAAAGTAATTCGGTGGACCTGATTGTAACCAGTATCCCGTTCTCCAACCACTACGAATATACGCCTACCTATAATGATTTCGGACATAATGAGGACAACGGCAAGTTCTTTGAGCAGATGGACTACCTTACGCCTGAACTTATGCGCATATTAAAGCCCGGCCGGTTGGCTTGCATCCATGTAAAGGACCGTGTACTATTCGGTAACGCTACTGGTGATGGTATGCCCACTATCGATCCGTTCAGCGAAATGACAGTATTCCATTATCTGAAGCACGGGTTCCGCTACATGGGGCGTATTACAGTGGATACGGATGTAGTAAGGGAGAACAACCAGACTTATCGACTTGGCTATACTGAAATGTGTAAGGACGGTTCAAAGATGGGTATCGGTTGCCCGGAATATGTTCTTCTTTTCCGCAAGCTGCCTTCTGATACCTCACGGGCCTATGCTGATTTGCCGGTGACAAAGAATAAGAGTGAATACTCGCTTGCCCGTTGGCAGATAGATGCTCATGCAAGCTGGAAATCTTCCGGTAACTCTCTGTTGAGTTACGAGGATATGAAAGGTGCCGGTATTGATAAAATACGCCATTTGTTCAGGAATTATGAACGCGAGCATATATATAACTACGAGGAACATATATCATTCGCTGAGGAATTGGAAACATACGGAAAGCTGCCTAAAACGTTTATGGCCGTTGACCCGGTAAGCAAGAAAGATTGGATATGGGATGATGTCACCCGTATGCGCACGCTCAATACCAAGCAGTCGCAGAAGAAACGACAGAACCACATCTGCCCTTTACAACTCGATATCGTTGAAAGACTGATTGAACGGTACTCAAACAAGGGTGAGTTGGTGTTTGACCCCTTCGGAGGTATCGGCACCGTTCCATATTGCGCTATTAATCTGGGGAGGAAAGGTCTGTCAACCGAACTCAATTACGACTATTGGAAAGACAGTCTTTCATATCTGTATGAGGCGGAGATGGAAGTTAGTGCGCCCACATTGTTTGATTTGATGGACAGTGCCGTATGAACATTTATCATACAGAACCCAGATTCGACTGCGAAAAATTCGCTCCATGCGGGCGCATCTCCCTGCACAAATGCCGGAAATACAAAGGCAGACTGGATGAATGCATTGGATGTACGCTTGTACGTCGTAAAGCCAAAACGGTTGCCGGCACTGAAGCCGGAAGAAAGGTTTGTCCGCATTGCGGACGTTCCCTTCCGCTCCACCGGTTCTATAACAGGACTGTCAGATATGGGGATAAGGAATACCGATGTCTCACCTCCTGGTGCAAGATGTGTATGAGTGAAGTCGCAGCAGAAAGAAATCGCAATAATTAATTAAAATTTCCAATGAAAAATGTAACGAAAATAGCCAAGAAGTCAGCCGGACTTAGCCAAAGATGCTCTATTTGCCCGCTTTTGAGAAGATGCACTCCGGAAATAAGCAGAATTTGTTTTGACAGCTTTGTGGATGGATTCAAGAAAGGAGCCAAAGCAGCAGAAAAAGAAATAAACAATTAAGTAAAACAGATCAGGAATGAAGAAAAAGAAACTATATATCAGCCTGCCAATTAGTGGCTTCTCACTTAACACCGTTGCTTTGGAAGCAGAAAGTTACAAGCTAATGTGGGAAGAGGAAGGCTTTGAGGTTGTGACACCTTTCGATTTATCCCCAGATAGCGAAAAACCATACTCCTATCACATGGGTAAGGATATAGAAGGGCTATTGGAATGTGATGCTGTTTATTTTGCACCTGGTTGGGTTGATTCAAAGGGGTGTAATCTTGAATACGCTGCCGCTAAAATTTATGGAAAAACAATTTATACATAACGAATTATATATGAACGAATTGGAACAAGATAAAAGATATGTTTTTGGAGATATGATTATAGTAGCCACTACTGACTTAGACTTTAATCCTATCCTAAAAATTAGCACAGATGACGAAAATGTGATTGTAATGCCATCATATGATAATATTATTGTAAAATCAACCGTGGATAAATAACTCTCAAAACCAATTAGATATGAGTAAAATAGATTTGAACGCCCTTCGTGATAGGGCATATAAAACGGCCTGTGAACATGGTTTTCACGATGAAGAATTGAGTAACGAACATTGCTTTTGTCTTGTCATTAGCGAGTTAATGGAAGCTGTGGAAGCAGACCGAAAAAATAGATACTTTGATAAAGAAAAGTATAAAATCGGTGAATATGCCGAGTGTCAAGGGTGGCTAACGAATGAAGAAAAGTTTATCAACGTATTCAATAGATATATCAAAGATACCATTGAAGATGAGCTTTCCGATGCTGTTATCCGTCTACTGGACCTTGCTGGACTGCATAACATAGAACTATCCATAATGGATTTGAATAGCGATACTATTGACGATATGGCAGAAGCTTGCAAAGATGAATCGTTTACAGAAACAATGTATTCTATTTCTACGCTTCCTGTAAGGTATGATGGTTTGTACGACTTTACGACTATCATTAATGACATGGTAACTTCCATCTTCGGCTTTGCAAAACATCTTAATATTGATTTGCTCTGGCACGTTGAGCAGAAGATGAAGTATAACCAACTCCGTGAGAAAATGCACGGGAAGAAGTATTAACCCTCATAATAGAATAAAATGAGGCAAGTTTGCAAGGCTTGCCCCATTATGGCGGTTTATGTCTTTAGATACTATCTGATAGTGTAAATATCAGCGATAATCTAAAAGATTTGACTTGGAGTTAATACAAAGCTCCCTGTCACGACTAAGCAATAGATAATGCTTATGAAGCTTATAACTGCAAGAATAAAACACAATGTGTCTAACATAAACTACCCAATCAATTGCCATTTAGATTGGGCTTTTATACGCCCAATCTAATTTTTAAAATATTTAAACATATTTCAAATATTAAATTGCCGACAATATTATCGGTAGAACAAAGATATGATAAATAAAACGAAAGAGCAACAAGCTATTAGTTTTCTTCGTAGCATGGAATGCGATCATCCCTTAAATCTCGGCTTTTCCGGTGGTAAAGATAGCGTTGTTATTCTTGACCTTGCAGAACGGGCAGGCATTAAGTATAACGCCATCTACGCCAACACCACAGTAGACCCGCCGGGAACAATTAGCTTTATAAAGAGAAACTATCCGCAAGTGAGGATAATTCATCCAAGAAGCCGACTTATGCTCGGAATGCGCCCATAAGTTACAGAGATTTATAGAAAACGAATTGAACATTCAACCACATCACCCTAATTGATTAAATTATGAAACAGACAGTAGAAGAAGCTGCTCGAATTGAACGTGAGAAAGTCATACTAGAACTTCACGATGCTTATAGGATTCATAAAGACCCTAAGCATTATGTAATATCTAGTGTGTTAATTCAAAAATATGCCGTTCCTCTTTTTCAGGCTGGTGCAAAATGGCAGTCGAAGCAATTGCCTTGGATAAGCGTTAAGGAACGGTTGCCGGAAGAAGGACAAAAAGTTTTTGTTTTGACAATGTGTTGTGGTGTATCACGTATTCTAATTGAAAGGTTTTACAAAACAAGTGCTTTTGATAAAGATAATAGATGGGTTTTTGGGAACAGTATCGTGTTGGCATGGATGCCGATCCCCTCTTTCGATGAGATACTCGAAGCCAACAAGGATGTACTGGAACGAATTAGAGAGGAAGGAGATTGATTATGGAAGTAAAGAACGGAATAATAATAGATGGAGTATTGCATGAGATGACGAGTGAAAATGTCCCATGCAACCAATGCTCACTGTTGCGCATTTGCAGTAAGTCAGAAAAGGAGGAATATTCCATCTGTCTTTGTACCTTGATGAGCTGTGATGGTTTTGTTAACCGTGGGAAAGTGACAGATATTAAGATAGATAAGGAGGAATAACTATGGGGTTTACAACACCGTGTTTCATAAGAAAGAATACCGAAACACTTAGAAAAAAGCTAGAAGAGGTTGGATATCTTAATGACTCTCCTGAATGGACAAATAATTGTAGTATAATATGGGCTTATCAATATCCAATGAAAGGATTTGATACTCCTGTTTATGTGATTGCGGATTCTTTTGACGTTCCTTTTGACAAACATAGTGCTTTATGTGGGAAATTTATTGATTGCGGAACGAATGAAGAGCTTTTCCTGTCTATCGCTGCATTAAGGGATGATAGTAATTATATGCAGTGGTTTATAACAGATTCCATTCTTAGCGTTTCTTATGACGATTCTATTGGTAACGATCATTATTTCACAGAACCCAAAGGCATTATGTTCTTTTGGGATGAAAATTGGAATCATGCAACTATTATTTCAGGACGTTATCACAAGGCTACCGTAGACGAACTGATTGAACACTTTAAAATAAAGGAGGAATAACTATGACCGAAGAACTTGTAACACTAGAGACTGCGAAGCTGCTGAAAGAGAAAGGCTTTAATGAGTATTGCAAATATATCATTAACGATAAAGGCTTGATGATGGAAACCATATTTAGAACTAGTAAGGATTTACCTAAATTATTCTATTCTTGTCCAATACAATCCATCGCCCAGAAGTGGCTTCGTGAAACCAAAAACATTCATATATGTGTATATAACTGTGCTTGTGGCTATGGATACGAAATATCTAAAGCTGACAATGGGACTCATATAGCCAGTTCTACTTATAAAGGAACAAACGACGGAGGGGGATGGGATACCTACGAGGAAGCACTTGAAGCAGGGATTAAAGAATGTTTAAAACTTATATGATTATGAGCAAACTATATAAAGTAACTATTTTCGGGGAGTCATTCCTAATCGGGTGGTTCCCTTTCGCTTCACACTGGTACAACAAGCTAAAGATAATCAAATGATAGTACGTCATTTTATAAGAGTTCCGGTTGGAAGTACTGTCTATTGCGACAATCAGCCGGTTAAAATACTGGAGAAAGGATATGCCCTTGCTCTATGTGATGTTAATGGGAAACGGGTATATATCACCTGCTATGATTTGGAAAAGAAACCATTCGTCAGCACGAATGGGGAAGAATGAAAAAGAGCCAACCCACGCACGACCATGAATCAGCTCTTCCTTACACGATTATGATGCAAATATACTATTTACTTTTAAAATAATCGTGTTATGGAACTGGATTTTAACAAAATAATTCGCCTTAAAAAGATTAGAATTGAGAAATCAGAACTTTCAGAGGAAGAGAATGCTTTGACTGCCCCGGTTCTGAAAGACAAGTGTCTTATCCATGAAATCTATAAAATATTTGTTGAGCTACTGAATGAGAGAGGATGTTCACCGAATATTGACAGTGTTACCCAGCGGAAAAAGTTCATTTTCATTATCCTGTACCTGTTTTCTCCAAGTTCGCTTGCCGGTGGGAAAATGACAGCTGGGTTACGCGAAGAGATGTCAAGGGTACTTGGGGTTCAGTCCAAGAGTACAATTTCCGACAACTGCGCTGATGTCGTGTTTCTCTATCAGAATTATGGGGATTTTAGTGGGGATATAGAGTATCTTTACATCGAAATCGTAAATCGGTTAAAGATCAAAGGGCTAATCAATTAATGAGCCGGAGTTTAGTGCTCCGGCTTTACTTTTAATCTTTCACATATTTTTGGTAATACTCTCTTGTATTACTTGTTGGTAAAACAAGTGGAATGGAAAACTTTATTTTACTAACACTTTCATTTTGTATTGCATTTTCTGACGAAGTACCAACATTTATAATTTTGGCGATTCCTATTCCTGATTTATTACCTTCTTTTTCGGTAACGGAAATAGCTATGTCCATCTCTATATTTTGTACTTTGGTCTTTCGGTTATAATATTCATAATGAGATTCATTGTCAATATAATATTCTCCTTTTTCAGATTGAATATCATCGGGACAAATTAGGACATGTTTATCTTTGTATTTTTCTTGTGTTTCTGAAACAGCATCTATTATTTGACTAAGTGTTTCTTTTATAAAGTCTTTTAGTTCCATATTTTTTTATTTATAGTATTCTTTCCCTCGTATATTCTTGTGTTCCGGCATATGTGGTTCTCCGTCAAAATGTATTTTACCTCCACAGTGGGGGCAGGTGATGGTGTTGGCATCATCTTTTATATCCATATCATCAACAAAGAAGTCACCAACCTTGCATCCAATAACATCTGCTATCTTCTGTAATGTTCCTACTGTTGGATTTCTACTAAGGTTTTGGGCAAGTGTAACCCTTGTTATACCCATTTTTTTTGCAACGGATTCCATTGTGAAGCCTTTCTGCTTGATTATTGTCTTTACTTCCATGTGTGTATGATTTTAATCAGATGCAAATATAGGGGTAAAAATCGAATAAACAAATTAAATCAGCTTGTTTTGATTGAGTATAGTCATTTGTATTAAAATATATTTAGATTATAATCATACTTATGCTGCTTTGTTAATATATGATAATAATCATACAAATAGTATATTTATTTATTGTATGTATGATTTTAATCATTACATTTGCATCATCAGAAACGAAGTAATAACAATTAAAAGATATACGATTATGACAACAAAGAAGATTGATGAAAAGAAGACATTGAAATATGCAGTAGCATTTTACTTCTGCACGTCAGGTAAGGTAAACTTCATGTTAGGCAATAAAATGTATCAGCATATAGATACTGTTTATGACCAAAGAGAAGATGGCAGAGGCTTCAATACTTGTGAGGTCGTTTACAACTACAAGGCTCAAAAGCATGAGGTTCTGAATGTAGATACAGAAATAGGTAACAAAGAGATTACAATATTATAAGTTTAACCAGCATGGCGAAAGCCATGCGCAATATAGAAGGATATGAAAGAAAATATATTTTTAAAAGCAGTTATAGAAAAACCGTTATTGAATAATGAACCAGAAGTTTTATATCTTTTCGTTCAAATAATCAATGAAATAACTTCTTGTATGTCAGAAGACGAGTTAAGAGGCTGTATGAACTCTTTAATAGTAAGATACCCTTATTTTAAACTGTTTTTCGATTATGGTTTCGGACATAATCATATGTGGGTGAAAGCATCAGGTTCTTTAGAAAGATTGATATTGGTTGAGTTCTAATCTGGTAGCTTTCGGGCTACTACAATATATACGATTATGAAAGAGTATGATAAATCAATAATTAACTGCAAGCGAATAGTACGTAACCCGTGCGGGCCAGACGAATACGAAGTGACAATTAAACCTCATGGCGAACCTGAACAAGTGATATATACACTTGCTGGTCCTTTTGAAAGCGATGAAGCAATTTGTGACAGAATTTATCGTCAGTGGTTAAAAGAATAAATATAATAATCCGGTAGCCTTTGGGCTACCACAATACACACGATTATGGAAGCGGATTTAGTTTTAGTTATCAGCCCCGAAGCCCCACTGATGAAACAACTGGGCAAAGTATTGGGTAAGTTATGTAGTATGTGCGATTTTACCACCATAGAGAGGGGTGAAAAGTACATCACCATACAGCATGATGAAACTGGGCTTGTAGTGGCTTATACGAGTGAAGAAAGATTGAACGTAAAAATGAATTAAGAATGAAGAATGTATTAGAATCTTTGAAAGAAAGTGTCAAGAGTGGCAAAATCACAATCAGAGAGGCAGCTATAAAGCTGCATAAAGCAGGGTGGACGAGTTTTGTAGACGTGGATAAAACGAAACAATTACTTGAATTATGAACTCAATAAATGTAAACGGTTGCAGCGTATGCCAGTCCGGTAAAGAGAATTACACTACCTACAACACCAGGTTGAGAGGTAAGAGAGTGAGAATGTACCAGTACGATTACCGTACTGAAAGTGGTGAACTCTTTGCTTGTTGCGCACCTACCTTAGAGGCGTGTAGAGAAAGACGGGATAAATGGCTTAGTTCACGACAATAAGCCAATTGTCGTGTATAACGATTGAAGATATTTCGTTATCTTTGGTTGTGGTAGTACCTTTGGGGTACTATCGCGGGGTGTAGCAGTGGTAGCTTTTCACTTTGACTTGGTGAAGGTCGGTTGTTCGATTCAGCCCCCCGCAACTATTGAGTATTAATTTAAATTTGACACGATTATGAACATTCTTACATTAAGCATCAAACAGAAGTATTTCGATGAAATCTTGGCAGGCAAGAAAACCCACGAATACCGTGAAATCAGACCAACCAACGCTAAGAAGTATATCACTTACCTATGTGGCGGTAAAGAATATCTGGCTGATGCAGAACTGCCTGAAGAGGGTGAAATAGAATTAAAGCCTATCAAGTACGATGCAATCAAGCTTCTGACAGGTGCATATATAGGTAAACGTCCTTATATCATTGTAGAGGTAAAGAACGCAGAAGCAGTAATTCTCACAGATGAAAACGGTAATGATATTGTTTACGAACATCAAGGTGAAGAATATCTCGCAGCCCAAATGGATTATACCTTGGGTAAGATATTAGAGAAACATATAGACTAATTGTTCAACTTTTAAAATTAGAAAGCAGAGTCGCAAGAAGAATTAACAGAGTAGCCGGGCCTCGCAGAAATATGAACGGTGCCGGGGCTGGTGGTAGATTGGTTGCCAGACGTGGCGGTGAAGCTGGTACATCACAGTTGGGGTCACGCAGACAGCGTTATAGTGACCTTCGTACTTCATTTGGTTTAAGCGGTGGTTAGCTATGAGCAAGGTAGAACAAGCGAACCGGTATATAGACCTCATTCGGGTAAAATCGAATGAGGCTTTACTGTTTTTATCACTTGGTAAGGATTCGCTTGTTCTGCTTGATTTAGTCTATCCAAAGTTTGACCGGATTGTTTGCGTGTTCATGTACTTTGTCAAGAATTTGGAGCATATTAACCGTTGGATAAACTGGACTAAAGCTAAGTATCCGAAGATAAAGTTTGTTCAAGTACCACATTGGAACCTTACTTATATTCTCCGTGGCGGTATGTATTGTGTGCCAAATCCGAAAGTAAAGCTATTGAAGTTGGCAGATGTGGTAAAGGCTATGCAGCTTACTCATGGAGTTTATTATACATTCTTGGGCATGAAAAAAGCTGATGGTATGAATCGTAGGCTTATGTTGAAAGGGTATGAGGTAAACGGTTACGAGAATAACGGTATGGTTTATCCTTTGGCTGATTGGACACAAAAGGATATTCTTGCTTATATGAGGCAGCACAATTTACCCGAACCAGTTCGATATTCATTGAAAGCCAGTTCGGGAGTAGGTTTCAATCTTGATTGTATGCTTTGGATGGAGAAGAATTACCCGCAAGATTTACAGAGAATTTACAGAGTTTTCCCGATGGCTGAAAGAGTGCTTTGGGAGTATCATAATCAACAAAATTAATAAGGAGGATTGCTGAGTCAGAAAAAGAAAGACAAGAGAACAGATATATGCTCAGGCAGAAAGATTGAGCGAAGCTAACTAGAGAAGAAAAAATACATGGAGTAGCAGTGCTGCAAGCAGGCGTGCAAAACAATCTCGTGATAATCTTATAGCAAGAGCCGAAAGGAATACTCTTCGGCAGAGAGGTTTCGGTCTAAGTAATGGTTAATATGGAATTATCAAAATACATAAAGAGTGAATCGGTGGAACTTAATCGTTCTGCCATTCACTTTGCGGATTATAATCCCCGAAAACTATCTGATGAATCACGTAAGACACTGAAACGTGGCATCAAGAAATTCGGATTGGTAGGTGGGATAGTTGTGAATAAGCGTACAGGGCTTACAGTCGTCAGTGGGCACCAGCGTTTGTCTGTCATGGACGAATTACAAAAGTTTCCCGATAACGACTATCGCATTCGTGTCGATGTCATTGACGTGGACGAACAGCAGGAAAAGGAGTTGAATATTCTAATGAACAACCCTAATGCACAAGGTTCTTGGGATTTTGACGCTCTTGCCCGTATTGTTCCTGATATTGACTGGAAAGATGCAGGATTGACGGATGCCGACTTGAATATGATTGGGGTTGATTTCCTTTTGCAGACCGAAGAAGAAAGCTCCATTGCTGACGAACTGGAAAGCATGATGTCGCCTGTAACAGAACAGAAAGAAGCCGATAAAGCCGCCAAGCAGTTGGAACGTGTCGAAAAGGTTGCCCACATGAAAGAGGTCAAACATCAGGTGAAAGAAAACGCACAGAAGCAAGCCGAGAACATGGATGCCTATGTGGTGTTGTCCTTTGATACCTATGAAGCTAAAGCCGCTTTCTGTGAGCGGTTTGGGTATGGCCCCGATATGAAGTTCATAAAAGGAGAAGTGTTCGATGAACAAGTAGAAAAAATAGATTAATTATTGGGAGGAAAGCTGAGTCAGAAGAAGACAAAGAAGTTTTAACGAAATACTTGGTACTGTAAGAAGATTAAAAAGAGTATATCCAGGAGAAGCAAATAATTCGCGAATCATGAACGCAGCAAGAAACGCAGGTAAGAATTTGGCACGAAACTTAGGAGTAGATGCGTCTGTGTTGTCACTTCCTTATTGGCGAAAGCAACGTGGATATACAACTGTAAGTAGAGGATTGGCAAACGGATAATTAATTATGAGCAATAGTGAATCTCAAAACAGAAAAGGTAAAGGAGGAAGAAAGCCTAAGTTTGATTATACAAGCGAGGACTTTCTTTCTCTCGTGGAATCGTATGCCAAAAAGGGATTCACTGACAAGGAAATTGCTTATGCCATAGGGATTTTGCCTCAAACATTCTGCGAAAAGAAAAGTGAGTACACCGAAATATCCGAAGTCTTAGCGCGTGGGCGCGCGACAATCAATGCCACTGTAAGGGCTAAATTCCTTGCAATGGCTCTCGGTGGCATAAAAACCAAAAGCACCGTGGTAAGAAAGCTCCGTGATTCAGAGGGAAATTTGACAGGTGAGGACGAATTACAAGTTAGCGAAAGCGAGTTGGCACCAAACTTGCAAGCAATGTCTGTTTGGCTGTATCACCACGATGAGGATTGGAGAAAGGTTGAACGCAAGCAGGATGAAGACGCTGATATTCCAACAGACATAGAGCATGGCATCAACATTGATTCCTGGATTAAAGACAAGCTAAAATGATAGTACCTCAAGAAATTTACCATCCATTATATGAGGATAAGGAAAAATTTATAATTCTTATCACCGGTGGGCGTGGTAGCGGAAAGTCTTTCAATGCTTCTACTTTTATTGAGCGGTTGACTTTTGAAATGACTCCTGTAGAGAAGATTGTGCATCAGATTCTTTACACCCGTTACACGATGGTTTCTGCCGGTATGTCTATCATCCCCGAAATGATGGAGAAGATAGATTTGGACGGTACCACGAAATATTTCAAGACCACAAAGACGGACATAGTCAATAAGATGACTAAGAGCCGTATCATGTTCCGGGGTATCAAGACTTCTTCCGGGAACCAGACAGCAAAACTGAAATCCATTCAAGGCATTACGACTTTCGTCTGCGATGAAGCGGAAGAGTGGACAAGCGAAGATGAGTTCGACAAGATAATGCTCTCCATTCGCAAGAAGGGTATTCAGAACCGGATTATCATTATAATGAACCCATGCGATTCCAATCACTTCATCTACAAGAAATACATTGAGAAAACTCACAAGCTGGTAGAGATTGACGGTGTGCAGGTTCAGATTTCCACTCATCCGAATGTGCTCCATATCCATACTACGTATTTTGATAACTTGGATAACCTTTCTCCTGAGTTCCTGAAAGAGGTGGAAGATATGAAGGTGAGTAATCCTGAAAAGTATGCTCATGTGGTTATCGGTCGCTGGGCTGACGTTGCAGAAGGTGCTGTGTTCAAGAAGTGGGGAATTGTTGACGAGTTCCCGGCTTGGGCAAAGAAAATTGCTTTCGGGCAAGACTTCGGTTATACGCATGACCCGTCTGCTTCCATTCGTTGTGGTATCGTTGATAACGCCCTTTACTTGGATGAAGTGGATTACCGTACTGGATTGCTTTCTTCTGACATCATCAAGACTCTTCGCCCGTGGGGATTGAAAGTCATTGCTGACAGCGCAGATCCACGTTTGATTCAAGAGATACACAACGGAGGAATCAAGATATATGCCGTAGAGAAAGGTGCAGGCTCTATCAATGCCGGAATTGACAAAATGAAAGATATGGAGATTTATATAACCAAACGCTCGTACAACTTGCAAAGCGAGTTCAGAAAGTATGTTTGGGCAAAGGATAAGGACGGGAACTATATCAACGAACCGGAAGACCATGACAATCACGGAATAGATGCTGTACGTTACTATGTATTGGGTGAGCTTCTTGGTAAAATTCAGAAGCCGAAAGATTTAACAGGAATATTCACGCATTAAAAATATAAACTATGCCATTGAATTTAGAAGAAATATTAGCATTGCCTGACATCGGGCAGAAGATAAACTACCTGAAGAAAGGTAGGAAGACTGAACTTCCCGACCGTTGCAAACTTTGGGATGATTGGAATTCGGAACGACATGAAATCATGGTTGACAAAAAGAAGTATCCGGACAGAAAGGTTCTTGAAAAAGAAGCTGAGAAACACTTCGATGAAAAAACTGGTAAGACTTATGAAATCGAAGCAAAGTATAAGACTGAACCGGTGAACCGTATCTCCATTCCATTGGAACAAGATATAGTGAACATTCAAACAGCTTTCACGGTCGGCACAGAACCGTCTATGGATTGCACTCCGACTGATGATGATGAAAAGAAGCTGCTGGATGCGGTCAAAGCTGTATTCAAGTCCAACAAAATCAAATATCAGAACAAGAAGATTGTCCGTGCCTGGCTCTCCGAACAGGAAGCGGCAGAATATTGGTATGTTACCGATGATGATTCGTTTTGGGCAAAGTTTTGGAAGAAAATAAAGACTACCTTCGGGGGGAAGGTAAAACCCACCAAGAAACTGAAAAGCGTGTTATGGTCTCCATTCAGAGGTGATAAGCTATACCCGTTCTTTAACGACGAAGGTAAAATGATTGCTTTCTCACGTGAGTACAAGAAGAAGCTCATGGATGATTCGGAGGTCATCTGCTTTATGACTATCACGGACAAAATGGTTTATCAATGGGATTTGTCTAAAGGGTATGAAGAAAGAACGCCTTTTGCTCATGGATTCCCAAAACTACCGGTTCTCTATGCTTATCGTCCAGAACCTTATTGCAAGAAGATAAAGACATTCCGTGTCCGGCTGGAAAAACTGTTATCCAATTATGCTGATTGCATCGATTATCATTTCTTCCCATTGCTGAAGCTAATTGGAGATGTAGAGGGTTTCATGGGTAAGGTTAAGGATAGAATGGTCAAACTTACAGGTGAAGGTGCGGATGCTCAATATCTGACGTGGAACCAAGTTCCGGATACGGTACGTTTTGAAGCAGAAACACTCACCAATATGGCTTATGATATGTCAAACACTCCAAGAATATCCTTTGAAACGTTGAAGGGGGTAGGCAAAGCATCAGGAACCGCTTTCCGTTTTATGTTCATGGGTGCACATATGGCGGTAGAAAATCACGGTGAGGTTATCGGTGAGTTCTTACAGCGGAGAGTGAATTTCATTGTTTCCGCTTTAGGCTCTATCAATCCAACCGAGTTTAGCAAGGCATCGCAGACCATTGACATAGAAACAGAACTGGTTCCATATATGATTGATGATTTGAATGATAAGGTGACTACTGCCGTTTCCGCTGTCAGTGGTGGCATCTGGTCAACGCGTGAGGGAATCATGTTTGCCGGAAATGCTGATAGGGTAGAAGAGGAACTTGCAGAAATCAAGGAGGAACAAGCAGCAAAGAATGAGCAAATCGGAGATAAGGGACAGAAAAACGCCTCTTAGTTAGAAAAATTACGGGACTTATAGTTTTAGTATAAGAAAAATAGTTAGCGGTGGCTTCAAAGAGTTGCCGCTATTTTTTTGCTCTTTTAAATTATAAATATTAGAATATAATTTTGAATTATAGAATTATATATGTATTTTTGTCACACGATAATTGAGTAACCAATGAGAATATTTACCGAACAAGCATTAAAAGAATATGCAGAGAACCATCCCGATTCAAAGGTCGCTTTGCAAGAATGGACTACCATTGTGAAAAGAAGCAAGTGGACCTGTTTTGCCGATATTAAGAAAACGTTTAATAGCGTTGATAATGTAGGTAATCAACACTATGTTTTCAATATCAAAGGCAATAACTATCGTTTGGTAGTAGTGATTAAATTCACTATTCAGTTTGTGTATATTCGCTTTATTGGTACTCATAAAGAATATGATAAAATAGATTGCGCTAATATTTAGAATTATGACAAAGATAGAAAATCAAGCCCAATATGAATGGGCGGTGAAAAGAGTAGAGGAACTTCTTCCATTAGTGAAAGATGATACTCCTTTGAATGACCCAAATAGCATAGAATTGGAGCTTCTTTCTAATTTGGTTGCTGATTATTCCGAAGAACATTTTGCATTGGGAGAACCAACACTTGTGGAGGTTCTTAAACTTCGTATGTACGAAATGGGGCTTAATCAAAAATCACTTGCAAAGTTGGTTGGTGTCAGCCCATCACGATTAAGTGATTATATATCCGGTAAATGTGAACCTACTTTAAAAGTTGCTCGTGAGATAAGCCGGAAGCTAAATATTGATGCTAATATAGTGTTAGGTGTATGATAGATGTTAAGGAATTAAGAATTGGAAACTATGTTTTCCCTAAAAATGATAGTGGAAAAGAATCTGTAATTGGAGAGATTTTTGCTATTAACGATTATTTGGTAATATTCTTAACCATCTTAAAAATATACACTTAAATATTTTATAATCAATATATTATAAGAAAGGTAATTTTAATGGAGAAACAAATAAGGAACAAAAATAGGAATTAAAGTGATTTCTCATTTTTCTATTTGCACTCTGTTTCTTTCTTTTCGTTTGTTTGCTTTCAGAGT